AGTGACACAGTTGACAATTTTTCATCTGCATCGAGATACTTTTGCATGGTATCTTTGTCTCGTATTTTCTTTGGAAATGGATTTTCTATGTATACACTAGGATCTGATTTGCCACTAAAATACTCATAGCGTTCATGACGAATGTTCTTTCTTTGTTGTTCTGCTTTCTTTCTTAATAGGAAAACAGTATTATATAATTCAAAGTATTTTGCATGTAGAGATGGGATATTCAAAGATTCATCGTGTAGATTATCTCTATCAATTTCTGCGTCTTTTACCCACATCTCTTGAAGTGATTCAAGAGTTATACTCATAAAGCGTTGTTAGAAATATCAGTTATATCATACATAGTATACTTAAAAGTTACGTCTGCTGTAAAGTATTCTATGTCGGTGTCAGTTGCATCGAACTCTAGAGTTGTCAGACTGACTGGAAATAGCTCTGTAAAATTAACATTAAACTTAGCAACTAAGTTGCTACTTAATATCTGTAGTGTTCCGTCTGAATATATTTGATCTCCAAAGTTTGCATATCTTTTAGGTAGGTTGTTTTGACCTTCCTTTTCAAACTTATTAAAGTCTTGTATGCTTTCTGGAAAACCTAATCCACGAATCCACTTTTGTATTTCCATATAGTTTGTAAGATCTTCATCAACTAAGAATCTTAGTGTTAAATCTCCAAACTCAATTTTATCACCTGGTGTAGGTATATCTCTAAGATAGTTTGGTTGGTTTGCAACTCCTAAACTTAGATCAGGTATGTTTGCCTGATTACAAAAATATGCAACACCTGGTGATCTTTGTAGATTAAACTTAAAACCTACAGGTGCTAAAAAGTTTCTATTTTGTATCTGTGTCGGCCCTCTTGTTTCTGCCATTAGTTCATACAGGTCTCCTTATGTATTTAGTGTCATTCCCTCATTCCAATTTTTGAATGAGTATGCAGGCCATTGACCGTACAATTTATTTTGAGTTGTTCCACCATAAGTGATTGGTATACAATCTGATATTTTACTGTATCCTAAGAACTTATCAAATGTTTCATCTTCAAATGTTAGTGTTTTTGCATAATCCCAGAATGGAGTATTATACTTTGATCCAGATTGATAGTGCCATAAAACAAAGTTTTGAAGTTGTTTTATATATTTTGTTATATCTTCTTTAACATGAACAGCACTAACTTTTCCTTGCAAATAATAATCAAAGACTGCTCTTGCCATTTCAATATATGTCTGTGTTGATGATGATTCTAATGGTTCAAGAAAAAATAATCTATTACCATTTAAGAATATTCTGTTATCTATAACAGGTTCTTTGACAACATAGTTCTTAAACTGAACATGTTTTGTTACTGATACGTCAAACATTTCTAAGAAATTTTTTTCTGCATCATCTTTTGATGTTATATCTGAATTGTAACAATACCCTACACAATACTTAAATGATGGTGATGTTTCTCTTGTTGGAATTACAAAACACCATCCATCAGGAGTTGCAACATGTCTACTCCAAGGATTTTCTGCAGTGTTCCAATTAGGTTCTGCTAATATACAAGCATTAATTGGATTGATTAACTCTTCATATTCATCATAATTATCTGGTTTTCCTCTACAATCAAAAAGATAATCAGAATCAATATCAAAGGTATCTGTTTTACCCTCAGTTACTTTGAAACGACCTGATTCTAATATACTTTTTTGCATCTCCCACGGGCAATAATGCATAGCCATGCTATCCGAAGGGAAATTATGAAACACTTTATCATTTACTTTACCCCACCCTTCATATAAAATACCACTTTTAAATGTAGCATTTATTTTATTATGATACCAATCAAACCCAGTGGCAGCCCACAATATAGCAGGTGGTTCCAGAACAGTTGCTTGACCAACTCTTTCTGGAGGTATCTCAGGATCATAGATTAACTCTACTTCAAAGTCTTTATCTTTACCCATCCATGCACAATAAAGTGCTGTAAAACACCCTGCGTTACCACCACCAACTACAGTAATTTTCTTCATTTAACTATTTTAGCACAAAAAAAAGAGACCCGCAATGGGTCTCTTTGAGGATATATAAGCATCTTGCTTACATAAGGTTTTTAACAGCCACTCTTCTGTAGTATCTGTTTTGGTTAGCAAGTAATCCACCAGATCCCTGTGTGGTTCCTTCAGCAAATGGGTTTGCAACAAGACCGTATCTTGTCTTAAATCCAATTTTTGGCTGGAAGGTGTCTTCTCCCACAGCACGAACCATCTGTAGTGGAACGTATGGGCAGTAGAATAATCCTGCATCATAAGGAGATGTTCCTTTGTAACCAACAACGTAATACTGATTACCACCTGAAGGTGCAGCGTTAGCACTTGTTAAGTTAGCAGCATATGGGTCGATGTATACTCTATACTTACCTTGTAGAACACCAGCAAATGTGTTACCTGTGTCATCTACATTTAAGTTTGCATTTAATGCAGGAGTATAATCTAGAACACCAGCCATGGTTAGTGCAGAAGCAACGTCTGCTGAACACATGATGATGTTACCCTTTCCGCGACGAGTTCTTTGTGCAATCGCGTTAGCATCTCTTTCGATCTGGAATAATAGACCTTTGAACTTCTCAACAGACCATCTTCCGTTTGAGTCGATGTCTAAGTCGAAGATACCTGCAGTCGCTGTGTTTTGAACAGCACCCTGCTCTGCAACCTTATAGATTGATCTGATAACTTCTCTGTTGATCTCAGCAAGTATCTCTGTTGAAAGGATATTTGCTAATTCTGCTTCAGCGTTCAATCCGTGGATTGCCTTAAGGTCTTGAGCAAGTTCTAAACTGTACTCTGCCTTTAGTGCTCTGGACTTCGCTGTAACGGTGACTTTCTCGATTGAGAATGCCATCTCGTTGAAAGCATTTGCATCTGAATCGCCAAGAATCTCAGCGTCTCCAGTTGCCATACCTTGACCAACTGCGTAATCTTTTTGATCGCCACCTGATGCGTTAAGTGCTCCAGGATTGTCACCGTGCTTTGCACCTGGTGAAGTAGTACCGAAACCAACGTTTGTTTCTGATGCTTGTGCAGTGTAACTACCCTGAGTAGTGTCATTACCACCATCAGATGCAGAGAACGCTGTATCTACTTCATCGAAGAATGTCTCGTCTCCTGACTGAGAACCCTTACGTGATCTCATTGCAAAGATAAGTCCTGTTGGGCCGTTCATTGGTTGAACACCAGCTAGGTCATAAGCAACCAAGTTAGGCATTGAACGTCTGATAAGACTTATTAGTACTGGGTCGAAACCAGCTGTTGGGCCTGCAGGTGTAGAACCTGAACCGAATGCACCAGATGCACCAGCAGCGTTACCTGAGTTGGTTGGTGATGCTTCGTATAGGAAGTTATTTTGCTCCCTTAAAAACTTTTCTTGATTCTCCAAAAGAACCGCAGTAACCATTTTACGATGAGAGTCTTTAATAGCCTCTGCTCCGTCGTAATTTAGAATTGGATCCCACTTCTCTTGAAGATGTTCAGCATTGAACATTTCCATGTGAAATTTACCTCGTTAAAAGTGTGTGTGTTTAAAACTTAATAAAGAATTACTTTTTAGTGATTCTCTGAAGTGTTGTTAGATAATTTGCCATTGTACCAGTTGACTTTGCTTCTGGTGCATTTGACTCTTCTGATAACATCTCGGAGTCATCACTTGGAGTACTAGCAACTTGTCTTGTTGGGAAATATGAATTTCTCAATGTAACTAGTTTCTCACGGTAATCGGATTCACTTTCGAACTCAACACTTTCAGCAAGAGATGCGAGTTTGTCTTTCTGAGTAACTGCTAGTCCTTCAGAAACGTCACTTAAAATTCCATCTGATTTTGATTCTGCTAATCTCTTGGTCAAACCAACATTCTTGTCGATTTGCTCATTGAGTTTTTCTTCCATATCATCTAGTTTATTTACCATGCTCTCAAGTACATCATATTTGTCTTCAGGGATTGATACATAATGTTCTTCAAATAGACTCTTCATTCCTGTTAGGAATGACTCAGACATTTCTGCCTTGAGCCCTTGCTCTACAGCAAGAGAGTTTTCCTCTAACCATTCACCAGCTACATACTCAAGATAAGAGTCAACTCTTTCTGTGAGCTGAATCTTGGTAGAGTCAATTTCTTCCTGTAGTACCTTTGCGTACTCTTTCTCTAAATCTTCCTTTATAACGGAAACTTTAGAGTTAATTGCTGCTTCAAAAATTGTCCTTGCTTTCTCTTGGAAATCTTCCGACAACTCTTCGCCAGCAATTAATGCGTTAATATCATCTTCGATATTAACCTCTATTACCTCTTCTTGTTCTGCAACTACTTCTTCTTCCTCTGTTGTTTCTTCTGATTCTTTAATTGCATCTGCCATTTTCTTACGGAGAATTGATTCTGGTTCTTCTGCAACAACTTCTTCCTCTTGTGCAGGTTGTTCAGCAACAACTTCACCTTCAATTTCTGCTTCCTCTTCTTTCATTCCAGCTGGAGCTGGATCTGCAGGTTTTGCACCTTTAGTAACAACATCTTTAACTTGCTTAAGTGTGCCACCAGGTGTTTTCAACTTATTTGAATCATCATCTGGTTTGGAATTTTCAGGTGTAGGCCCTCCAAGATCTTCCACATTTGCTAGTTGTGTACCTGGATCTGCCATTGTTGGCATTGGATCTGCAGGTTTTGCACCAGCATTAACAACAGTCTTGGATTGCTGTGTCTTTACTTCCATTTCTTGTAATTTAGTACCACGAGACATTTGTAACTCTCCGATTTAACCTTTGTTTAAAATTTTACTATAGTTATTTATAAATTAAAGATTTGTCAAGAAATTACCGAACAATTCGAGTTTCTTTTCCTCGAGACGTTTTTGGTCAACGAGGGTGTTTATTCTCTTCTGTGTTTGTGCTGCTTGCTGTTCACGAAGAATTCCACCTTCCCAAATCCACTCTTTTCCTTCCATAATTCCTGAGACAAAAGCATCAGGTGCAGATGGATCAGCAACTATATCTGCAGCAGTTGCTAACATAAAATCTTCACCTACAACTTTACATCCATCACGATCTTCTTTTAATGATCCAACACCACGAGAAGAAACTCCTAACATCACACCTTCATCTAAAAGTGAAGAAGCAATTTTACCCATTGGTGTATTAAGTAGTTGTGCTTTACCTCTAAAATTATCTCCCTCTTGAACGAGTGATGTAATTTTATGAGATACACGATCAAGGTTTACTGTTGGGCCATCTGGATGTCCAAGTTCACCAAGTGCTCTACCTTTACCAACAAATGCTTCATTGTATCTGTTAAC